GAGCCGGGGCACGCGGACATGAGTTCCGAGGAGATCATGGCGCTGCTGATGGAGTTGGTCGCGCGCCTGCAGGCGCCGCGCTCTGGTGGCATGGGCACCGGCCAGGCAACCGCCGATCCCGGTGAGCCGATGGACATCAACAGCCCCGAGTGGCGCGCGTGGATGCGCCAGCGCGGGTTGATGCCTGGGCGCAATTCTGGGGTGTACTCGGCCGACCCCAACGAGCCCGAAGACATGGACAGCCCCGAGTTTCAGGAGCGCATGAAGCAGATGGGCATGGGTGCTGGGCTGCAACTCGGGCCGGTACACTTGTCCACGTCGATGCGCCAGCCGATGCGCATGCCCAGCAGCAGGATGGAGATGGGACGCCGCGCGGGGTGGACGCCGCGCACAGGGGGCATAGCACGGCGGTCGCCTATGGGGACCAGTGCGATGTTGAACGTATGAGCATGAGCGCCGACACCTTGTGGGATCTGTACCAGGCCAAGGACCAGGGGCCGTTCTGGGGGCCGCGCAGCCCCGCACCGATTGGCTCCGGCAACGGACCGCGCCGCCGCCGTCGTATGGGTGCTGGGGGAGCACGCGGCATGGGCGCGGGCGGCGTCTACGTCAAATCGCCAGACGGCTCGATGCACTGGGACGAAACCAAGGCTGACCCCAACCCCAACGGCGGCAGCGTCATCGACTCGGGCGGCAAGGTCATCCAGGGCGCCAACCGCCAGAGCGGCCCGACTGGTCCGGGGGGCACCGGGCCTGCTGGCTCGCAGGCGCAACAGGCGCACATCACCGAGCTTGTCCAGAACCCGTCGTTCGCCTCCTCAGGCACTGGCCCGGGATCCTGGCTGGACCAGGCGATGAATCCGACAACAAAGCCAGCGAGCCCCAGTTCCGGGTCGTGGATGGCATCCTCGCTGGACCCTACCATCGGCACGCAGTCCCAGGTCAGTGGCGCCGCCACGCCTGCCCAGGCTGCCCAGGCCACGTCCGCACTGATGTCGACCGATCCCAGCGCTGGGCTGGCGCTGCAGACCAACACCGACCCGAAGCTCCAGGCGTTGAAGGACAACTACGACCAGTTCCAGCGCGACACGTGGAAGGTTGGCTCGTCGCTGGGTAAGGTCGGCCAGACGGGGGCTGGTGGTGAGCGGGGTATGGGCGCCGGGGGTGTGTACGTCAAAGCGCCTGACGGGACCATGCACTGGGACGAGACCAAAGCCGATCCCAATCCGAACGGCGGATCGGTCATCGACTCGTCTACGGGCAAGGCTATCCCGGGCGCCAATCGGCAGAGCTACGCCAGCGGCCCAGGCGGTACCGGACCCACCGGCTCCCAGGCGCAGCAGTTGCACATTCAGGAGATCCAGCAGAACCCCTCGTTCGCCGCGTCGGGGACGGGACCTGGCTCGTGGCTGCAGTCGGCCCTCAACCCGCAGGCAAGCACGCCTGACATCTCGTCCAACGTCTCCGCCGTGGGCGACGTGATGACCCCTGGCGGGTACACCTACCACCCGGGCATGAGTCTGCTGCCCATGGACCCCAACTCGTTCTCACAGAACGCAGACCCTGTGCTCAGGGACATGGCCAACAAGTACGAGGACTGGCAGCGCAAGACGTGGAAGGTGGGCTCGTCGCTGGGTAACGTCGGCTCTGGCGGCGAGGGGGGTATGGGTGCCGGTGACACGGCCACCATGACGCCCAGCCAGCAGGCCAGCGTCGACCTGACCAACAAGCAACTCGACAACCTGATGAAGATCGCGCAGATGGAAGATGCCCAGAAGCGCGACGCCGAGAACAACCGGCACAACGAAGCCCTGGCCAAGATCCAGCAGGACTACCAGTTCCATCAGGACGACGTGCTGCTCAAGCGGCAAGAAGACGCCGAAAACGTCCGGCACAACCAGGCGCAAGAGCAACTCTCCCGCGACCAGATGGCCAGCAACGAGCGCATCGAGCAGATGCGCGAGGCGCATGAGGTCCAGATCCAGCAGATGCAGGAAGGTAACGCCATCTACCTGCAGCAGGGCCAGCAGGCGTTTCAGTCGTGGACCGACGGTCAGAGCCAGCGCATGCAGATCCTGGGCAGCGCGCTCAACAACCCGTGGCTGCAACAGCTTTCGGGTATGAGCCCTACGCCGGGGTCTCAAACAGGCACCGTGGTCGGTGGCCAGAATCTGGCTAACCTGATTCAGCAGATCCTGCAGCCGTACAATCCCAGCGGCTATGGCGCGCAGAATGCGCCCAGCATCATGGGTATCCAGGGCAGCACGGCGGGTGGCCCCGGTGGACCGGCGGGGGGTGGGCAACCCGCCATGTTCACCCAGGGCGGCGTGCTGGGAGGTAACCCGAACTGGCAGCAGTGGCAGCAGATGACGCCGTTCCAGAAGGCTGCGTACCGCACCGACATCGAAGCGCTGGGGCCTGGCGTGTGGAACCAGATGAGCAGCGCGCTGGGCAACCAGTACCAGCAGGCTGGTGGCACGCCCAACGTCACCGCGCTTCAAGCTGCGGGCGCCAACCCCGCCGACCAGGCGGGCATGCAGATGACCGGTGAGCTTTTCGGTCAGAGCCCGTCGTCCTTCTGGACGGGCCAGCAGCGCCTGTGGTCCGGGGCACAGGCAGCCAACGTCAAGCAGAACCTGGGCGGGCAGCCGAACACGAGCGGCATCGCGGCATAGGCCATGGCAGTCCCTGACTGGCTGGCGACCGACCCCGCGACCTCCCCCACGCCGAACCTGCTCTCACGCACGCGTCCCGGCTGGGCACCTCGACCGAATCGCACAGTCAAGATCCGCAGTGCGTGGGAGGTGCCTGGCATGGAGTTGGGCATGGGGCAGGATGAGGAACCTGACCCCGCTCAACAGGCCGCGCAGGGGATCTCGGTACAGGAGTATCTCAACCGGATCGGCGGCTGGGCCGCTGCTGCCCCTGTATCACCAGAAAGCTTGCCTTCTGCTCCAGTTTCTGATACAACTTCAGAAGAGACGGGTGGGACTGAGTCCCCCGCGCCGTCTCAAGAGCCGCCACCAGCCGCTCCCGCAGCGGATCATGCTCCCCGCGCGACAGGCGGAAGCACGGCTGCGCGGACCGCACAACCGCAGACGGGGGTAACAAAGCGCGCGGCTCCGGCTGCGCCTCCTCCTCAAGGGCCTTCGTCTGCGGCGCGTGCCCCCTCCTCGTCGAGCAACGCTCCGAGGACCCAGTCCCAGCAGGACTTCACGGCCATGGCCATCCCTGCCGCCGAGAAGGTGCAGGAGCGGACGGGCATCCCGTGGCAGGCCATCGTCGCCGTGAGCGCCAACGAGACGGGCTGGGGCAAAGCTGTCGCCGGGAACAACTACTTCGGCATCAAGGGCAGCAACCCTGACACGGGCGCCAACACGGGCCAGGTAGGTACCTGGGAAGTCATCAACGGCCAGCGCGTCAACATCAAGGACACGTTCCGGGCGTACAACGGCTATCAGGATTCGGCCATGGATTTCGCCCGGTTCCTGCAGACCAACGCGCGCTATCAGCCTGCCATGTCGTACCTGCGGCTGCACCCCAGCGACTGGCGGGGTTTCCTGCGCATGGTCCACGACGCGGGCTATGCCACCGATCCGAACTGGTCGAATCAGGTCATCAACATCGGCAACGGGTTGGACGGCGTCGAGGAGGCCGATCCCACGCGGCCCAGCAAGCTGGGGCACGACAGAGACACCGGCCGCGTGGGTATGACGGGCCTGCTGAATACCGCAGCGGATCAGGTTGGGTCCAAGTACGTCTGGGGCGGCGCCGGAGGGCGGTCTAACTTCGACCCGAACTTCGTCGGCTCCGACTGCTCCGGGTTTGTGGCCTGGGCCTACAACCAGGCCACCGGGCTGAAGCTGCCCGCCCAGACCCAGAGCATGTTCCAGAACACCGCCAACGTGCGCGCCAGCGACGCGATGCCAGGCGACCTCGTCTTCTACAACATGGGCGAGGGCGCGCACATGGAGCATGTCGGGATCTACGCCGGCAACGGGATGATGATCCACGACTCCTCGATCAACCCCAACGGCGGCGTCGACATCACCCCGCTGTGGCAGGGCGCCCAGTTCCGCCGCGTGAACGGCGTGGACCCATCGCTGTACAGCCGCGCGCAGGGCGGCGGGCTGCGCTCCAGCCCCAGCGACGTGCCCACCGAGTGGGTGGTCACCGTCGAGCACGGCCGTCAGATCGCCACGCTGTACACCTCCAGCGGCATCAAGAAGGACGACCTGGGCAAGGCCAACGACCCCGACGGCACGGTGCTGGGCCACTCGGGTGAGGACCAGCAGCAGATGGGCACGGGCGCCGATGAGGCAGACCCCGACCTGATGCAGCACCTGGGCGGAGGACCCGGTACCCCGGGCCTGGGTGCCCTGGTCCAGGCGGACATGGGCAAGCCGTACGTCTTCGGCGCGGCGCACGATCCCCAGAACAACCCCGTGTCGGCCAACCCCGACGACCACGACGCGTACGACTGCTCGTCGTTCGTCTCGTCGGTAGCTCGCCGCCAGGGCTACAACCTGACCCCGTACACCGATGCGATGTACGACCAGACGGCGCCCGTCAAACCTGGCGAGGAAACAGCCGGCGACCTGATCTTCTACCAGTACAACGACCCGACGCAGAAGGGCGTGAAGTTCCCGCACGTGGGCTTCTACCTGGGCAACGGGCGGACGTACGAGGCACGCTACGACAAGAAGACGGGCGGCGGCGTGGGCGAGTACGACCAACTCGACCCCAGACTCTTCAAGCCCGTGTATCGGCGCATGATCCCAACAGGTGCCGGTCAGGACGACGAGGAAGACGATACCGACTACTCGTTCCTCGACACGCCGCTGTCACCGGACGGCGAGATCGGCTACCAGATCTGGAAGCGCAAGTACGCGCCCAAGGACTCGGGCTGGGACTACGATCTGCGCGGCGCCTACGCGGCGGGGCTGACGCCAGACCCGACCACGGGCCACTGGCCGGACACGTACAAGAAGCCCAACCATCCGACCTTCTCGGACCAGTCCAAGTTTGCCAAGGACTACCCAGATCGAGCCGGTAGCTGGAACGGCGACCAGTACGTCAAGCCGCAGTTCCTGAACCCCAGCACCGGCAGCTACGAGCCGATCCGACGCATGGGCTCGGGCCAGGACGAGGACGAATACTTCCTCAACCCGGCGACGGGCAACTACGAACTGGTCAAGCGGCCCGACCAGATCCCGGTCACCGCGCCGCCCGACCTGAGCGGTCCGCCGCCCGAGTCGCCGCCGCCTGCCGAGACGCCCGACCCGACGCCCCCGCCCGACACGGTGGTCAGTCGGCCCATCAACGTGCCCTACCGCGCGCCGATCTCGCAGACCGCGCCCAACCGTTTGAAGCCCGGCGAGTCGCTTGACCTGGCAATGAAGCAGGGCACGGTGCCCGAGACGCTGGCCTCAGGCGCGCAGGACGTGGGCACCGCAGCGGTGCCCATGCTGGGTGGCATGGCCAGCGCGGCGGGCGGTCTCGTGGGCGGCGCGGCGAGCGCGCTCGGCACCAAGGCGCGTGAGACGGCCGACACGGCGGGCGCAGCCGCCGACTGGCTCAACCAGCAGACGCCTGGCCAGGGCGCCGTGGAGGCCGTCCAGGCAGCCGCGCCAGCGGTGGCCGAGGCGGCTGGCCAGGCGCACGAAGCGGCCCAGGAACTGGGCGCCCAGCCTGTCGACCTGAGCGGCGCGGCCCAGGTGCCTGGCGCGGCGGCGGAGGCCGTCAGCGGTGCGCTCGGCGCGACCCAGCAGGGTATCGCTGACGAGGCTGCCATTGCCGCGCAGGACCCCGGTCAGGCCGCGCTCGACCTGGCCAAGAACCAGGCGCTCCGGACGGGCATGGGCATGCTCGGGCCGATGGGCATGCCCGCCGAGGCAGCCATGACCGTAGCGCCTGGCGTGGCCACGTCCATCGACTGGATGCGCCAGAACGGCTACGACTCGACCGAGGCCGAGGCAGCCGCGCAGAAGCTATTGACGCTGCCCGACTTCACCCCAAGTCCGGCGAGTCAGCAGCTAGGCTCCGAACTGGCCGCTGGGCGCGTGCTCGGCCCCCAGGATCTGCCCGAGTTGGGCGGTGCGGCGGCGGAAGTCGGCATGATGGATGTCTCGGCGCTCAACGACATGCAGAACAACTTCAGCGACTACCGCAAGGCGGTCGCCCGGGGGGCACAGGCGCCCGAGATCCGCGACACGCCCGAAGGCCAGTGGGCCTCCGAGGGCGCCGCGTTCGTCACCGACCCAACCAACCTGCTCATGCTGGCCGACCCCGCGCTGGGCGTCGGCAAGATCGGCTCGGTGGGCCGGGCAGCCAAGGTCATCGAGGAGGGCACCACCGAGGTGCTGCCCAAGGTGCTCACCAGCGACGCGGCCAAGACCGCTGCCGATGGCTTGGCCAAGCACGCCCCGGAGTTCGCGGACTTCGTCCGCCCGTTGACCAAAGACGAGACCACCACTGTGCTGCAGCGTGCAGCCCTGGATCTGAACGACAGCGTGCTAGAGCAGAGCGCCAAGGCCGTCGCGGAGGGGGAGCGCTTCGAGCCGATCACCGGCGACCAGGCCAGGCGCGAGGTGATGAACGCCGTCGCGCGCACCAATCCCGGCGCCGACGCCCAGACGGTGCTCGACAAGACCGACGCGATCATGCGCGGCGCGAGCCTGGACATCCTGGGCGACAGCGAGCGCGCGGGGGCCTACGGCGCCTCACTGCCCGACCGTATCGGCGCGCTCAGGGAGCTTGGCCTGGCGCCCGAGGCCGTCGAGGCCGACCGGACCGCGCTGGGTCTGGGCTCCAGGCAAGCGGGCGCCATCAACACCAAGCTGGCCATCGACCTGGCGGGCGGCGCGGCGGGCGGCTACATCGGCACCCAGACCGAGGACCCCAACGACCCGCAGTACGCCGCCAAGGTTGCCTCCAAAGCGCTGATCGGACTGGGCTCCACGGCAGCCGTCGTGCATGGTGCGGCGATGATCCCCAAGGCAACCCAGGCGGTAATCGACTCGAAGATCGGCGGCAAGGCCCTGGAGCCGTTCCGCGAGTTCTTCGCGCCGACCATGAATCTGACCCCCGACGCGCGCAAGATGTGGGAGACGTTCGCCGGCGACATGGGCTGGGGCGTCGAGGCGGGCAGGAACTTCGGAGACCGGGTACGCAACGCCTGGGGCAAGTACGCCTACAGTGCCGACACGCTGGCGTACATCGAGCGGACCGGTCGACTGCCTTCATACATGACCGTCGGCAAAGACGCGGTAGCCGATCCCGCTGCCGCGCGGGCCGTGCTCGACGACTGGAAGAAGGTTGCCGACGACTTCTCCAAGCTCAACATCATCCCCAAGGACATCGACTTCGCCAAGCCCGGCAGCAAGGCCAAGCTGTACGTGCCGCACGCCGTCGAGTCGGACTTCGAGCAGGCCGTCAAGCTGGGTAAGGGCCGCAACCAGCCCGGCCGCGTGTCGAGCAATCCGTTCTGGAACTACACTCAGGAGCGCATCCACGAGACGCTCGACGACGGCATGCTGGCCGGCGTGACGTACTCCAATGATCTGCCCAAAGTGCTGGGCAACTACTACTCGGCGGGGCTCCGCGCGCAGGCGCTGGACAACATGGTCGCCGGTATCGAGGCCAGCGCCAAGATCAACAACCCCAAGCACTACGGCAAGGTGCTGGGTCAGTTGATGACGGAGGGCGAGGACATCGTCCGCATCCCGAAAGGCACCAAGCCCCCGTCCAACGCGACCTGGCTGGGCGACATCAAAGGCATCGGCAACAAGTATCGGAACGAGGAGTTGTTCGGCGCCGAGAAGACGTACGTCTCGCCGGAGTTGGCCGACGTGTTCAAAAGTGCGTTCGACCCGCAAGGCTTCGCACAGGGGCAGGGCATCCGGCACATCGTCCAGCCGATCATGTCGATGAACTCGGCGCTCAAGCACAATACCCTGTCGGGCTCGCTGTTCCACCTGACCAACGAGTGGCGCCAATACTGGGCGACCCAGGGCACGAGCGGCCTGGGCAACATGTTCAGCATCGTCAAGGGTTCCGTCAGCCCGGGCGAGTTCAGGGCGTATATGAGCGACGCCACGACGCGCGGCGTGGTCGAGGAGGCGATGCGCAACGGCCTGTCGCTGAACACCCTGGCGGAGCAGGACGTGACCGGTACCAAGGCGCGCATCGCCACGACGCTGTTGAACGTCGGCGGCGGCGCACTGGTCGGCTCGCAGGCGTCGGCGGCAGCCGGTGGCGATCTGCAGGACCAGATCAAGTGGGGCGCGGCGGGCGCGGCCATGGGCCTGGCCACCACGGCACCGGGTACGGGCATGCTGCTGGGCCAGGAGTTCAAGGGCATGGCCACCAAGAGCCTGGTCGAGACCGTCAGCGAGAGTCTGTGGAACCGGACCATCCCGATGATGAAGCTCAGCACGTACGAGATGTACGCCCCGCAGTACGGCGGCAAGGCGGCAGCCGAGTTCGCCAACACCGTCTTCGGCGGCAACAATCTGGAGGCCATCGCCCGCTCGCGCAACGTGCAGGACGGCATGCGCATGCTCATGCTGGCGCCCGACTGGACCGAATCCTGGGCGCGGCTGATCGGCACGTCGGTACTCAACACGCCCACCGGCGAGATGTCGCGGGCCTACTGGAGCAACGCGGCGATGCAGAGCCTGTTCCTGCTGGAGGGTATGAACCTGGCCCTGGGCGGGCAGTTCTCGTGGCAGAACGACCCGGACCATGTGCTCGAAGTCGACGCCACCAACCTGTACAACAAGTTCGGCTGGAAGACGACCGACGCCAAGGGCAACAAGTTCACGCCGTACATCGACGTGCTGGGGCCGTACAAGGGCCTGCTGCAGCCCGTCATCGACCTGGGCAGAGCCTCGACCGTGGCCGCAGCCAGGGCCGCTGGCGTCGACCCGATGAACCTGCCAGGCGGACCCGCCATCGCGGGCTACTTCCCCAAGCCCGGTGAACCGGCTATCGCACCCGACGACCCCGCGTCGATTCTGGGCACCTTCACCGACCCGCGCGCCATGCGCGGGCCGAACGCCATCCCACAGCCCGACCCTGGTGAGAAGCTCAAGAACTTTGCCTCGGCGCGCGGCAGCATGCTGGGCACCGGCGCGGCGCAGTTCCTCGACGACCACGACTTCGCGGGGCGTCCGCTCGACCGCAGCGACGACAACTTCTGGCAGCAGGCCATCAATCGCGTCAACGTCGCGGCGCAGCACATGTTGCCGACGGGCATCACCCAGGTCATCAAGGGCGGCGTGAGCAACGAGCCGTGGCAGACCACGCTCGGCTCCGCCGTCACGGGCGCGCGACTGTCGCACGGCGGCGAGGCGGAGCGCTTCTTCGACATGCAGGACCAGTTCGTCAAGGACGCCGGTAAGGATCCGCGCGACTGGCAGGCCATCCTCGACAACAACCGCAACGCCAACGCGGTACAGGATCAGATGGTGGCCAACCTGATCAACGGTGTCAGCGACCCGACCGCCACGTACGGCGACCGGGGCAAGTCGATCAGCACCGAACTGGGCAAGAAGAAGCCGGAGAGCCAGGTCCGCAAGGACCAGATCAAAGCCAACCTGAAGCTGTCGCCCGCGACGCTGCCCGAGGATCAGCGGCTGCGCCAGGAGATTGGCTGGCTGGACGACCAGAACACCAATCGGGGCGCCGACGTACCGGCCGATCTGGACATCTCCAGCCAGCCCAAGGACTACGTCGCCAACCTTGTGCGCATGGCCTGGAACCGCGACCCCAACCTCGTGGCGGACCTCCAGGCGGGTGGGCGGCGCGGGCTCGCGTCGCACCCCGGCCTGGACGCGGCAGGCGAACTGAACGACCAGCGCAAGCGCTGGACGGCGGACGTGGCCGCGACCTACGGCATCGACTACGACGTGCTGCAGGACATGCTCAAGGCGCAGATGTACGGCGACACGGGCGGGGTGCCGCCGCCCATTCCGGGTGTGACCTCAGGCCAGCTTGATGACATCATCAACGGCTACGCCAACGCGGGCAAGGACCCCAAGACGCAGGAAGATCTGCCGCCCAACCAGGCACAGATGGCCAAGGAGACGTACCTGGCGCGCACGGTCGCGGGCATCAACGCCGCCAACCCGAATGGGCCGCAACTCGACCAGGCCAACCTGGCTCGCCGCATCCAGCTACGCAAGCTGCCGGTGGCCGACCAGACGCCCGATCAGCTTGCATACGACCGGGCCGAGGCGGTCAGGCAGAAGGTCAACATGTACGACTACGTGGGCGAGGACGGCAAGCCGCTGCTCAACGAGCAGGGCCAGCCGAGTACCGCCCAGGATTGGCAGCGTTGGGATCAGCAACTGCTGGTGGCCAACAATCCCCAGCAGAAGCACGGCAGCACGTACATCCAGGGCGACCCGATGTTCGGTTGGAAGCCCGACGAGAAGCTCAACCAACTCGACGAGGCCAAGCGCCGGGCAACGGCACTGGCGACCAAGCAGGTGCTGCGCGACCCCAGCATTACTCCGGCTCAGAAAGACGCGTACTTCCAGTGGGAAGGCGAGGGCTCGGCGCTCAACCCGGAAGAGTGGAAGCAGTTCAAGGCGGGCACACTGGACGAGTGGAGCGACGCCAAGAAGTTCCCTGGCGGGGTGCTGCCCAAGGACGAGTGGGACCGGCGCGTGGCAGCGACACGGCTGTGGAACTCGCTGACCCGCGAAGAGAAGCGGTCGTACGACGACCAGAACGTGCCCAACCCGCGCCCACTCATTGAATACAAAGGCGAGACCGACCCGCTCGGTCCCGCGTACGACCACAACCGGGGTACACTGGCCGAGTACATGGCCTACCTGGGTCGAGTGCGCAACAAGAACTATGCTGGGCTGCGCAAGATCCAGGGGCTGGACCCTGATCAACCGGAGAACGTATTCTCAGGAGGCTAGATGGCAGATCGACTGAGCGAGGAAGCAAGCAAGTACGCCGGGAAGATCAAGGTCGAAGCCGGGCCGGTACCTTTGCAGAATTGGAAGCGCCCCTACGACCGCGTTGACCGGGATGGGCCAACCAAACAACGCGGGAGTGATCTGCGCGGAGAACTCAAGAAAGGAAAGCGCTAGTGGCCAACACCATCAACAGCAAGCACCAGAAGGTCGGCGGCAAAAGCTCGGGCGACAACTCCGACTTCAAGAAGGACGGCTACGCCGCTGGGCCGGTGCCGAAGTCGATGATCGGTACCAAGGTCGGGCTGACCAACCACAAGGGGTATTCCGGTCCCGACGTAGCCAAGGGCACGCACAACTGATCCTGTGACCACCGCAGACAACGCGGCTGAGTACGAAGACCTCCCCGCAGGGTCAACGCCCCCTGCGCCCGAGGACTCGGCCCCGGAGACGGAAGCGGATCGTGAGCGTGAGATCCAGCGACGCCTCTCGCAATCAGGTCGAGAAGCTGCCGAGGCCAGGCGCCAGGCGCAGCAAGCCCAAGCCCAGCTTGCCCAGCAGAACGCCCAGATCGGAGAGCTTCAAGCCGGGATCAGGCTGCTCGCCGCCAACCTCAGCGCCCGCGATCAGCGGGAAGCCGAGGTGCGGCAGCAGCAGCAACAGGCTGAACTGGAGCGTCTGCCTCCCGCAGACCGTTTAGCGCGGCAGATTCAACTCCTCCAGGGTGAGGTCAGGGACCTGCGGGCCGCTGGCGCGCAGCGACAACCGGCGCAGCAATCCACCCCCAACCCTCCGCAACAGCAGGCCCCGGCACAGCACGAGGCCACCGACGACGAACGCCGCGAGTACATGAACCGCCGCGTCACCGAGATCGTCGACGAAGCCGAACGCGAGTTTGGCGTGCGTCCGAATCTGGACGAGATCCCAGATGCTGCCTGGGACGCCGAGGAGACGTTCTACCGTGAAGTCATGAGACAGGCCGCACGATCAGGCCAGGGAGGCACCGCAGTGGCACCACCAAAGAAGGACGAGACCCCCGCGCAGATGCGCGAGCGGATCCGGCAAGAGGAGCGCGAGAAGCTCGGGGCGACCAGCCCCAATGGCGCCCGACCAGCGAGCACCAGGCGCGGCAAAGCCGCGTCGGCCGACGAGGTCAGGGCAGCCGCGCAGACGTACGACTCCAAGGCAGGCCCCAAGGCCAACATCGCCCGCATGCAGAAGCTGCGAGATACGATGGGCTAATGGCCGGCACTACCGGAACCAGCGCGATGGCGGCACAGGTCAAACCCAGTTACCCCAAACCCAAGGCCAAGCGTAAGCCGAGGCCCTGGTCATCTCAGAACAAGAAGAAGAGGTAACCCATGCCGCAGGGCACAACCGGCACCGTTGCGCTTGCTCCGGAGGTCAAAGCGTTATACGACGCCGACTTCTACATCCAGGGCCAGAGCGTCCTGTACTGGGATCAGTTCGCGGACCTCAAGGGTCCGATCATGAACGGGCAGCGCGGCATCAGCCAGAACTTCCCGATCATCGAGTCGCTGCAGCCCAACCCGACTGTACTCGATGAACTCATCGACGTGGCCCCGCAGCAGATGCGCGGCTCCGAGGTGGTCATCACGTTGTCGGAGTACGGCAACGCCATTGAGGTCACCAAGTTCCTCGTGGCGACCGCCTACGCCGACGTGTACAAGCAGGCCGCGTACATCAACGGCTACAACCTGGCCGAGAGCTACGACTACATCGCCCGCGCGGTGTTCGGCCAGGGCTCCCGGGTCTGGTTCCAGAACAAGCACACTGCCCGGAACCAGTTCACCGGCCAGACGGTGACCGCCGACCAGATGTCAATCCGCTTCATCGAGCTTTTGTCGATGATCGGCGCGCGGGCGACCAAGATGCCGCTGTACGAGGACGGCGCCGTGGCCACGGCCGTGCATCCGTTCGTGTTCTACGACCTGATGCAGGACAACGCCAACGGCGGTCTGCGCACCATGTCGCAGTACAGCCATCCGGAGTTGCTGTTCAACGGCGAGCTTGCCTACTGGGGCGGGCTCAGGATGATCGTGACCGCCAACGCCAAGGGCTTCTGGGGCGCGGGCGCGGCACCGGCGTCCGCCGTGGCGACCACCCTCGCGTCTGCCGCCAACCCTGGCGACACCACGATCTCGGTTGCGGCGGCGACCAACATTGCCGTGGGCATGTGGCTGGCGATTCAGGACGCCACCGAGCCCGGTAACACGTGGAGCGACTCCAATGAACTCTTTATGGTCACTGGCGTTGCTGGCACCACGATCACTGGCTT